TGTACGATAGGAAACATGGTCATGGCAAACTCCCACCTCAAAGTCCTCTCCACCGCCGACGTGGCGAAGCGTATGGGCGTGGCGTCCGCCAGCGTGCGGCGTTTCGCCATCGACGGGATGCTCAAAGGGCGAAAGCTCGGTGCTCGAGCATGGGTGTTCGACGAGGAGGAAGTCGTTAAGTTCATCCGCAGCTACGACGCCAACCTCGATCCAGCCCTCGGTGGCGGCCCGCGAGGCCCGCGTTCACGCAAGAAGTAGCGTGATTCCAGCGGTCACAAGAAAAAATCCGAACTGCCCTTGACCGGTCTGTACGCTACCGTACAATCCCGCCGCCGACGACGAACAGCACTACGCAGTTCAACGTCGGCATCTTTCGGCCCCCGTCTGTACGACAACGCACTGACGCGACGCCAACAAGATTTCAACTCCCCAACTACCCGTTTCGCCCGAGCGCCACGCGACAAAAAGTCGTTTGACGAACAGGTGAACAGGGGTACAGTTGGCCCACCCAAGAGAACGAATGGCCGGCCATGGTGGCCGGTAGGACCAATAGGCGAGGGATCCGCCGATGACTGCACGACGCAAGAACGCGGCCACCCTCAAATCACGAGGAGCCCGCGATGGACAACGCAACTCACTACTACGATCGCCAGGCCGAACAGGCCGACCCAACCGAGCCGACGATTCAGCTCCTAGCCTCCGCGATCCGGATGAGCTGGTCGAAGGACGAGGAGTACCGGCGTCGAGTGACCCGGTGCGACTACACCCCTCCGGATGCCGCCCCGGTGAACGTGCGAACGCTATCCGCTCCGCTGCGAGCGACATAGCACCAGTGGCCCACCGGCTGATGCTCCGGGCACTCACGGCGAGGGGCGTCTGCATTCGGCGGCTGCCACTCAACGAGACGATCGACCTGGACATCGACAAGCGGCTGCAGTTGGGCGACCTTGAGGCCGTGCATGACATGGCTCGCGAAGCGATTGCTGACCTGGAAACGCTGGCCGACCGGGTGGCGGGACTGCTTTGCGATGAGCCGGAAGCACTTCGCCGCCTCGCCGAAGTGCGGGTCCGCCAGGACCGCACCGGCCGACCGTGGTACGGCGAGGCAATCAGTGGATCTTTCAAGGATGCCGCCGCGACGGATCGCGGCGGAAAGGAGCCTCGCGGAGCGGGGCATGGACAGGAGACACCCCGGCGAGCCAGGGCTGGCAAACCGGCACAGAAACGGAGTCGGTAGTGCTAGTTCTCAGTCGTCGCGTCGACGAAGCGATCCAGATCGGGCCGGACATCACGGTGCTAGTGACCGCGATCTACAAGCTCGACGGCTATCAGCCGGTGGTCAGGATCGGGATCGACGCCCCGCGTCACGTCTCAATCAGAAGGAGTGAACTCAATGCCGAGCGGAGTGGATCCGAAAAGGGCGAGCGTGAAGGTGGTGGACGGCAAGGCCGCATTGGGCATTTGCCGGGCGTTGAAGTTGTTGAGGGCTGCACGACTGATGCTCACGAGTGTCGGTGCGGTCGAAGGGCAGAGTCGAAGTTTTGACGGCGACGTGCGGATGGTCCGCACGGCCGTGGGTGAGATGGAGAGATGGGCTAAAGAGGAAGGAATCCAAGTATGAAAATCACACGGGGTGTACGGCAGACGGCGAAGCGAGTGATCGCATACGGCGTCGAGGGGATCGGCAAGAGCACGTTGGCAAGCCAGTTTCCGAATGCGGTGGTGCTCGACACCGAGGACGGCACGAACCACCTGGACGTGGCTCGCGTTTCGGTTTCGTCGTGGATGGACCTTGAAGGTGCCCTCCACGAACTGATTCGTGACAACCAAGGTTTCAAGACGGTCGTGGTCGACTCGATCGACTGGGCCGAGCGGCTCCTAATCGACCACCTTCTCAAGAAGGCCAACAAGCGGTCGATCGAGGATTTCGGCTTCGGCAAGGGCTACACGATGGTGGCCGAGTCGGTCGGCCGGCTTCTGTCGGTCTGCGACTCGCTGATCGACCAGGGCGTGAACGTCGTGATGGTGGGCCACTCGACCGTCAAGCGGGTGAGCCCTCCCGATATGGACGAGGGCTACGACCGCTACGAGTTGAAGTTGACCAAGCAGAGCGGGCCGCTGGTGAAAGAGTGGGCGGACTGCATTTTGTTTGCCAACTACCGCACGAAACTGGTGGCCGGCGAGGACGGCAGGACGCGGGCCAAGGGTGGCCGCGAGCGGGTGCTGCACACCGAGCGGACGGCGGCATTCGACGCCAAAAACCGCTACGGATTGGCTCCGGAACTGCCAATGACGATCGAAGCCCTCGCCCCGCTGTTCGCGTCGGAGCCGGCCGCCAAGCCGAAGCCGAAGTCGTGGCGGGATTTGATCTCGGAGTGCGACACGGTCGAGTCTCTCGGCGAGATCGGCAACCAGGTCGACGAGGCCGAGTCGAACCAAAAGCTCACGCCGGAGCAGGCCGACCAGCTCCGCGGCTTGATCGCAGCCCGCCACGACCAACTCGAGCCCCAAGAGGTGGCGTCGTGAGCAGCACCGAGGAGCGAGACAACGAAGCCCGCCATCAGGCGGCGATGCAGATCGTGGAGGACACGGCACTGGCGTTCAAGCGTGGGGCGGTGTCGTTCAACCGGGCGAAGTCGATCATCGACGACGCCCTCATTGGTGACGCGGATCGGATCGTGAGAGTCGGCAACAAGCACACCCCGGAGATTGAGTCATGAACTGGGACGATTTTGGAGAAGCAAGCGACACCGCCACCGACACCGCTGCCGAGCAGCTCTGCCCGGATGGCACACACGTCGCAACGATCGGCTGGGTCAAGCTGCAGCCGAAGGATTGGGCGAAGTCGGCTACCAACAAGGACGGGACGTGTTTGACGGTGCGGCTCGACTTCGGCAAGGGAATCAAAGCCGTCTTTGACTCGATCCCGTGCGATCGCCGCGGTTCGGTTGAAGCATTGTGCCGGTCGGCCCGCGTCGATCCGCCAGCCGGCGAGTGGGATGAAACGCAGCTCAAGGGCCAGGTCGTGACCGTCGAGACGGTGATCGCACTGAGCAAGGCCGGAAACGACTTCGTGAAGGTCGTGAAATACAAGCCGAACGCGGAACTGCTCCCGAAGGAGATCCGCGATCGGCCAGTGAATCGCACGCCGACACAGAAAGCCGACGCTGCCAGCAACGCACCCAACGACGACATCCCCTTCTAGGAGCCGGAAACCCAATGGCACAAGTATTTCGCACGGTGGCGAGCAACTTCCCGGTGACTGAGTATTTCCGGCAGACGGGCCAGACGGTCCTCGTCGGGGAGGAAGTCTTCGTGAGGGCCGACTACGGATTCGTCCTTGAAGTGATGGCCGGCGAGTGGTTCTTCACCCGCGAGGAAGCCGACGAGGCCGCGGCGAAGACGCTGGAAGAACGCCGCCGACGCATCGACCTACTGATCAAGGAACTTCGCCGGCCGCTCCCGGCCGGAAACCAAGCGGCTGCCGATTCATCGGCCGCAGGGAGAGCGCAAGCGGTGGTCGCGAAATAACTCCGCAGCCGGGGGCCGGGTGGCTTCTCCACCAGCATGGCCGGTGACCTCGACCGTCAGCCGCACGTCACGCGGCCAATACACAAAGGACTGTGGAATGACTTGCAACGTAGGCGAAGTGACTTTTATGGCACTGCGTGGCGACCGCGATCGGACGTGGATCCGATGCAGCGACCTCATCGCTGCCGGGACCGAGGCGGCCAACCGCCGGTTCACCCGCTACGAGGTGCGGATGGCGATCGCCCACCTTCCGAAGCCGACTTTCAAGCATCACGGCCACTGGCACTACGGGCCGGAGCACCTGGAAGCGGTGATCGCTGCCGCAAGGAGTGGGGCATGACGACCGAGGACGCGATCAAGGCGATTAACGACGCCGAGGACCGCCATGCCGCCATGGTGATCGCCAACGCTGTGGCTATGGAATCTATGCAGCTTGAAAGGCCATACGCCGACGAGCTGGCCGTGCGTGCGGCCTGGTTCAAGCGGTGGGGCACCGCCCCGCAGCAACTCGGCTACGCCGGGCCGCGGGCCGGCACCAACTGGACGGGAGACTGACCATGACACTGCAAACGTCCGACCAAGCAATCGCGTCGATGCCGCTGTTCGCCGCAGCCGCGGCCTGCACCGCGAAGGCGGTGCGGGTGGCCGGCTTCGACACAGACGCGGCCCGTGCGGCAATCCTCGAGGCACTCACCAAGAGCGGGCGAGCCATGACCGGCGAGGAGCTGGTGGATCACTGCCAGCGGCTTGGCCTCGTGCCGCACGACGCGAGAGCGTTCGGTAGCGTGTTCAAAAAGCTGGCGAAGGACAAGCAGATCGTGTCGGTCGGATTCGCGGCCAGGCGGAAAGGCCACGGGACAGCGGGGGCGAGGCTTTGGAAATCAACTGGAGGTGCGAAGTGAGCGACAAGCAAGAACAAGTCTCCATCTGCGGGTACATCATTCATCCAGCGGCTGCGGTGTTCCCGCTGATTGAAGGTGACGAGTTTGACAATCTGGTCGAGTCGATCATCAACAACGGCATACACCACCCCATCGTCATTCGGCGCGGCACTGACGCCGACGAGTTGATCGACGGCCGCAACCGACTGCGGGCCGCAGAGGCTGCCCGCGAGCAAGGGCATAAGGTCAGCGTGCCGGTTGTTGAGTGGAATGACGACGGCCGGAACGTGGCCGAGTGGATTTGGGACACCAACGCAATGCGACGGCAGATGAACGACGATGGGATAGCGGTCGCTTCGGCCGCCATCTGGCCGCTGATCGCCAAGGAGAACGAGGCGAAGAAAGAAGCAACTCAGTTCAAGAAAGGCGCGAGCGGCAACCCTGACGGAAAAAAGCAGGTGACGAAGGAACCTTCGTCACCTGCAAAGCGTGACCGGAAGAAGAGTGACGCCGCCTCCACTGCCGGCCAAGTGGCAAAGAAGGGAAAGACATCTCTTCACAAGGCGAGGCAAGCCATCGCCGTACAGAAGGCCATCGCGTCCGGCGAGTTGCCGGCCGACACAGCCAAAGACGTGATGTCTGGCAAGAAGAAGCTGAAGGACGTTGCCCCTAAGCCAGCACGCAAGACGAGAGAGAAAAAGCACCGTGCGATGAAGGAGATCATCAAAGACTTTCGCGATCTGATAGCGGAATGGATGGAAGCGGACCACAACCGCGAGGTGTTGAAGGACGAACTCAAAACCCACGTTGAAAGACTGTGAGTAAAAGATGACCAAGGAAATCGACATTACACCAAAGACTCACGCGATAGCGTCGCTCCGTCGGCAGGATATGCCGCCGTGGCTTGCTGTTTGCGAACTGGTCGACAACTCGCTTGACGCGAAGGCGTCCGTTGTAGGGGTCGAGTGGGACGCATCGACGCGGTGCATTTCTGTGGCCGACGACGGCGTTGGAGCACCGAATCCAGCGGCAATCGTGACCATCGGAGATCACGACTCGGAGGGGCGAGACACGTCGGGCCGGTACGGGATTGGCGCGAAGGACGCAGTCCTCGCGCTCGGGACGGCCGCCGAGGTGCTTGTGGTACGAAACGGAATCCGGCGAGTTGTCCGCGCCGACTTTGAAGAGGTCATGGTTTCTGGGCGATGGGTTGCGAGAGAGGATCAAGAGCCGGCGCGCGACTCCATGCGCACCGGGACTGTTGTCAAGGTGCTTTGTGTGGACCGCAGGATCGACAGGCCGGTCATTACGACAAGGATCTCAAAGACGTTTGCTCCGGCCATTAGAAGAGGAAAGGTCATCACGCTCGACGGACAGCGCGTAGAGGCTCCGCGAGTTGTGGAGGTCGACGACCGGCGAGAAGGTGCTGGTGAGTTCCAGGGGCGACTCTATTCGTGGTGGGCTGGGATCAAGCGAGACGGCGAGAAGGCGGACGGCGGGTGGCGGTTTGAGTTCAAGTGGCGGACGCTGACAGAGGATTCGTGCAATAGGTCTTACGGCACCGAGGGCATGGATATCCATAAGTTCTACGGTGTCATCACTTTGATCGAGCCGGACGACGCAGACGATAGCGAGAAATGGGCAGTCAATAAACACAAGACATCAGCGGAAGAGCTGCAAGACCTGTGCGAGCAAATCTTCCCAGAGATTCGTGATCTCCTAGAGCGGTGTGCTGCCGAGCATTCGCTGACGCTGGAGGCCGGCATAGCCGACGATGTTGGTCGTGGCCTTACTGAGGCTCTGTCTGGCGTTTCGGTCGTTAAGGAAAAGAGGTCGCGCCAACAAGAAGAAGAACACGAGACTGTCACGCCGCGAAACACTGGGCGGCGACGGAGACGGGCGGCAAAGACGCAGCCTGGAGACGGCAGCGTTACTGTTCGCGACCCAATGACCGGAAAGAAATTCAGCATCAACTTTGCGGATGACGACAGGTTTGGCTGGGTCACTGGTTCGCGTAAGGCAAACGTCATCTACCTCGGCAAGCTCCACGACTACTGGCAGATCCACGCGATGGATAGGGAGATTGTCCAGTGTGTGGCTATGTCGCTCTTGGCCGGCCAGGCGGTAACGACCGACGACTCAGAACAGCCGATCATGGCGGCGATCGTTTCTTGCGATGCCGCCAACGAAAGGTTTTTTAAGACGCTCGGGAACATCGCTTCTCAAGTTGCGTCAGTAGACGAAACGGTGCAAGCCAATGGCCGGTGAATGGATCGCAGTCGACCTCGCCATGCCGGAGAAGCCGGAGGTCCAAGAGCTGATCGACACGACCGGGCAGCCGGTCGAGGTGGTCTGCTTTCGCCTCTGGAAACTTTGGGGGTGGGCGTCGATGCACTGCACCGACGGGTCGGCCCGAATGACCCTACCGCGGCTGGTGCGAACGTGCGGGGCAGACGAGTCTTTCTGGCGTGCCGTGGCGGCCGTCGGGTGGCTGGAGATCGACGAGGCTGGCGGAAGCGTTGCTGTCCCAGGGTGGGATCGCCGGTTCTCCCAGTGTGCCAAGTCGAGAATGCAGCAATCCGACCGTTCACGGGCCCACGAAGACCGAAATCCAGGGCGAAAACGCCAATACGGGTCTTCCGACGCACCGGCGTCGGACGGTCCGACGGCCGATCGTCGCAGAGGAGAGGAGAGGAGAATTCCTCCTCCTCCGCGTGAGGCTTCGCAGCCGGAGGCATGGGAAGCCCTCCGGCGGGCATGGAACACCGGTGCCGGACCGGCAACCCGCCGCAACCCGTGGAAGCCGGCGAGCCCGCCGGATCACGCCGCTGCGGTGATCGTCCAGGACGGGTGGCTGGCCGCCGCCCTTGAAGCGATCCCCCGGCTGGCCGGCTGCCGGTATTTCGATAGCCCGGTGACGCTGCACCAGTTCACGGTCGACGGGTTCGTGACCAAGGTGCTTGGCGGTCAGTACGACGCCCCCAAGACCCCGAAGGGTGCCCCAGCGGCCGACGAGCGGCCAAAGGCCGTCGGGTGGAGCGGCAGCGACGCAGCCCGTCTCCAAGCCACGATCGAGAAGCAACGTGCAACCGCCGGAGGAGCCGCATGACCGTCACCTCAACCTCAATCCGCCGTGCCCGCTCCGCGGGCACTACCGACAAGCAGCGTGCGGTCATGGACGCGATTGTGGAGTTGACCGCTGCCCGCGGCTACCCGCCGTCGATCCGCGATCTCGCGAATCACT